CAGAACGCTTCCTCGGCGCGCCTCGACCCGCTCAGCAGCGTAGTGATTTCGAGAGTCAGCTCTTCCTGGGCCAAAGCCAGCTTCTGAGTCACGTCGATGCCTTCCACGCTAGCCACATTCGATAATTGCGTGTCCTGCGCCATCAGGTCTTCTATCCCTAAGACAAACCCGTCCGTAAACAGAGCCATATGTCTGCCTACTCCTTGGCCGTTCTGGCTCCACTCTTCAGTTTCTTCATATCGTCCGTCAATTTCTTTAATTCGTCGGACGATACCATCGTGACTTCTAATTTGGACGCTGTCGCGGCGTCCTGCGCGGCCTTGAACGCTGCTTCTTGCGTTTGCAGGAATGCCGTCGCTTGGTCGGCCTTCGCCAGTTCCGCGGACCCTTCAACGATCATTTTTGCTGCCAGGTGCCGCGGCACCTCCACCAGTACGCCCTTCTTGCCTCCGTCGTCCGTCGACAGGCTGCTCACCACTGGGAACGGAGTGGTTATCGTCGCTTCCGTGGCCCGGATTCTTTGGTAATACGTCTTCACATCCATTCGATTCTCCTCACGAGTTCACTTGCATTTACGTCAGTCCATCGGGGGAAGTGCGGAGCGGCCGCGGCTTCTTAATGAGCCGCGACCGCAGGAGAGCGGTCCCCAATCCAATCCCCCAACTTCGCCCCGTTTTTAGGTATTCACCTGCACACCCGACGAATTTCGCAAGATTCCGCAGCCGTACAGAATGTCCACGGTGAACTGCTGCGCCAGCGTGTCGGGCTGGTAGCTCATCACCACGCGCATTCCGAAGTTGCCCAACTCCGCGTATTCCGCGATCGCTCCGGTGCCCGGCAAAGGTTGCGGCAGTCGCCGAATTACCAGCCCGAGCGCATCCCGCGTGAACGCCAGGTTATGCGTCGTCACCGGATTGCTTCCGGTGTACTGTATAAATTGCGATCGGAACACGAAAAAGTCCTTGATCTTCCCGACCGTGCCGTCAATCAGTGCCTTCAACCCAGCATCGCCTGCGGTTTGAAACTCGCTGAATCGCGGAATCTGCCGCCACGCCGAATAAGTGGCCGCATCCACTACCATGTATTTCTCGGCGCTCGGCGGAACCTTTGCTAGGAACAACGCCGTTTCTGCGGCGTCGATCACGCTCTCTGTAATCGCTGTTCCGGGCGTGCCCACAGGAGTATTCGCCGTCAACCCGGCATATAAGTTCAGCAGATCGTTTTCCACCTTCTGCGCGATCGCCGCCACCGCCGGCTGCATGTAGACCCTCACCAGATCCGGCACGGCCAGCACTTTCGTGACATCCGGAATCTGGAAGGTAGCTTCCGCGTGCGTATTCAATACGATCTGAGCGTTTCCCAGATTCGGATTCTGCGTTTGAACCGTTCCGCCCTCGAGGATGTTATTCGCCTGCATCACAGGCGGGATCGGCACGTTAATTGTATCGCCCGCATGTGCCAGAGCTGGCTCATAATCGCGATTCACCAGGTTCCCCATAATGAGGTTCCCAACCAGCACCGGCAATGCGTCCGCCGCCACCAGCTTCACGATCGCGTTGGCGACATTAGCTGAAGTAATTGCTGCCATTTCTTCTCCTTGTTCCTTTCTTCTTGCCGGCTACTCGCTCGTCTAGCCGGAACTTCTCTACAGCCCCCGGAGGGTCTGCGATGCTACGCGCACAATTTCCTCTCGTACGCGCTCCATCTCCTCCGCGCTCATGCCCGGCCGGATCTGTTCGAGCGTCACCGTTTCTCTGCCTCCACCAGGGGCTTTGTGGGTGGCCGTCATTCCCGTCCCTCCCGGAATTCGAGCCGGCAGAAACTCCGGATTCTCGTTGACGAATGTCGTAAGGTAATCCTTGACCGAAACGTCGCCATCATTGCTCCGGGCCACCAGTCGGCCATCCTCGCTGCGCACAATCCCGTCTTGCACTGCCTTGAAAGCCAGGTCGATCTTCGACACGCCCAGCCGTTGCAGTTCGGCCCTTACGGCTGAACTGCGTTCCGCTTCCTCCGCTGCTCTGCGGCTCCGTTGGTTCTCAGCTACCAGTTCGTTCATCCGGCGCTCCAAGTGTTCCCGGCGCTTTCGTTCCTCGAGTAACTCCGTCTTGTACGCCGGTTCGCTTCGGGCCTTCTCGTTATTCGTGAACTCCTGAACCGCCTGCCGCACGATTGCTTGTATGTCGATTCCGTCCATATGTCTCCTTGGGAATACTTACTCCCCGTTGTCGATCTCCCCCACCACTGTGTTTTTGATCTCTTGCCGTGCGTCACTCAGGTATTTGAGAGCCAGCCTCTTAAAGACCTCCTTCCTTAAAGTCTTCGACTCGATCCCAAGGCCTAGTAACTTCTGGGCATCGTCTAGTTCTGTTCCTAAGTCGTTGATGTCAAACTCATCCATCCCCGAAACGTCAATAGTGACCCCGTCCTGTCTCGCCGCTGCGATTGCCCAGAGCGTTTGTTTCATCGCATCCTTGACCGTATTGCCATACGCCCTCAACACTTCTTCCGTAGTCGCGAAATCCAGCTGCTTGCTCACTGCCGACTGGCGGCCTCCGGTGCCTGCCTCACCTGCCTGGATCATGAGGTAGCAGACCCGGTAAATCTCGTCCCGCAAATTCTGCAGGTTGTCCGCTGCAATCTGGTAGACCTTGCCTTCCGGTTCGGTCCACCCGAATCTGTCGTCTTTCCCCAGCTGTATGTAATAAGACTCTCCGACTACCTGCTTCCATTCGCGGTCCGAGTACACTACCGGAGAAGCAAATAGGCCCATCGTGAGAGCCCACGACAGGGCGTTCGACTTATTGAAGTGTTCCAGCTGCAGCGACGCCGCCTTGTTCATCAACCATAACCCGTCCGAGACCCTCATCTCGAACACCGGCACCCGTCCCAACGACGCCAGTCCGTGCCGGCCTTCATCCACTAACTCGATCAGGCTCGATTCTCCGCGCTTCCGGTAGATCTGATAATTCTTCCGGTCGTAGTAGATCCAACGGGTCTCTTTTTCCCACTTCGCATCCGTGACTTGCGACTGTTGTAGGCACGATGTGCGCAGCACGACCCAATCCATCCCGCCTAGTCGGTCGTGATTCCAGTTGATGACCTCGTCCGGGCCGTAGTCCATCAGGTACGCTCGCGATTGCCCGCACGCATCTTCCTCCGCCCGCGATCGCGCTGCGCCATCGATTTTTGGAAAGTCGATCACGATGTAGCTGCTTCCGCAAACCAGGGCCTCGACGAACCGTTGGCGGAAAAACTCGGTCAAACTGGTCCCCTTAAAGTCGCAATCGTCGGAAAGCACGCCGTAAAAGCTCTGCGCCGCGGAATCGCTGCCCCCGAGAAGTACCGCTGGCGCACATCGCATCAGCGTCGCCGCGTACCAGTCAATAATCGACCCCACATAGTTCTGGTAGAATACCCGCGCCAGCCGTTCCAGGTAGATATCGCCTGGCTCTTTATGCCGCCGAACCAGGTACAAGGAGGCGTTAGAGCGTAACTGCTCACCGCCTGAATAAAGGTCCTTGTACTGTCGCCAGATCGCTTTCCGCTCGGCGTACTCTGGATGCTCGCGGTTAATCGTATCCATCCCTAAATAACCCTCACCTGCTGCTCTCCAATCGGCGGGAGCGGTCGGCACTCTTCCCAAATCAGGTAACCCAGCGCATCTGAAGCATGGGTCCGCATGCGATCTCGGTCCTTATCGATCTGCCCGGTGTCACCCTTGTAACAAACCTGCTCGAAATCCATGATCAGCTCCTTGCATTTCCTGTCGATGAGCAGCCCGATGTCCCCGCCGGCCGTTTTTAGCTTTGAGTTCATTAGGTTGATTCGCTCGCGCACACTTGGATTGGACCTTGGGACCTTGTATGTCACTTCCAGAGACGAGTAAGCCTTAAAATGTTCCTTAACCATGTCGTAATCCGACATCCCCGACGTTTGCTGAGCGAATCCCGATGCGTCCCCGTAAATGTGAACTCCCGGTTCGTGTCTCGGATACCGCGTCAGAAACGCTTCCACCGCCTGTCGCGTCGTGGCATGCCGGATAACGATTTCATCGAGCACCATCACTCGCCCGCTCGAGATTTGTGCGATCACCGAACTCATCGGGTCGACGTTGAAGTCAAGCGCCCAGAGGATCGGCTTCCGCGGATCGATAGTGAGATCGCTCAAGTTCTGCGATTTCTCGAACGCGCTGTACACTCGGCTGCCGTCCAGGCTGAGATATTCCCCAAGCACCTCTTGCGCATAGAACTTCTCGTCGTAGCTGTCCCGTAACCGCGCATAAAAATCTGGATC